TTATCGGGGTAAACCGTCCTGCTGCTGTTCCCGTTCAATGCGCCAAAGGATGCGGCGAAAAAGGCCGAGGGCACGCCGTGTATCCGCGAGGTTCAGATGGAGACGGCGCAGGAGCAAGCGGAGATCGTGGCGGTTGGCTGGTTGCATGGCGCGCGGGGAGTAGTCTGACGCTGCCATGGCCTGTTCAATGAGTTTCGCCAGCGTGTCGAGGTTGCCGGAGGTGGCGGCGGGCGGCACATTTTCGGCTTGATTCGGGATTTCTTCAGACGGGGTTTGGGTATTGGAAAACACGCGGGTTGCCAGCTCATAGAGGCAGACAGCTACGGCCTGACCGAGATTCATCGAAGGTTGGCGCGCGTCAGTTGGAATCTCAACCAGCACATGGCAATAGGACAGGTCTTCGCGGGTAAGGCCGTGCTTTTCCGGGCCGAAGACCACGGCGACACGGCCTCCCTCGATCAGTTGCCGGCGGATGAGCGGGGCCAATGACGGAAGAGAGATGACCTGCTGCTCCGGCTTACGATGGGTGAGGGTGCCAGTGCCGAGCACGAGGGCGCACTCTTCAATCGCTTCCGCGAGAGACTCCGTCTCTTTGGCGACTTGGAGTAGATCCGGGGCACCGATCGCGGACCGCGCCTCGCGCCAATGAGGTGCGTAGGGAGCGACGACGGCGAGCCGGGAAAAGCCGAAGTTGGCCATGGCGCGCGCCGCCGCTCCTATATTGAGGGGATTGCGCGGTGAGACGAGTACGACATCGAGCCGGTCGCGTTGGGCTGCAGGGAGCAAGGACCTATTGTAGTGCCGTGCCGATCGGTAATTTCTGAAGATGAAGTTTGTGGCCGCCGGATTTACGTGTCACCGGTTCCCAGAATTACGTGTCACAGGTCATGACAAATAAATCTGGGATTCCATTTTTCATAGACTGCCCTGCGGCACCCGGCGCAACCCTTATTGCGGGAGCGGCTGGCATGACACCTCGCCTGAAGTAATATTGCCACTGGCCATGATGATGCGAAAGGCGTTGAGGGCTGTGGTTTGGGTATAGAGGCCCCCAATTCCAATCCAGTACATCGTGCTGCTTCCTCCATCCACTACCGTGTTGGCGATGATGTTCTTGGACCGCGTTGCCGAGGGGTTATAGAGATAGACCGTCCCGCTGTTGGAGTAAGTCGAATCCCCAGTGACGCCGCTGCCTATATTCACTCCGATATCTGAGTTATTAGAAGAGGTGGAGTTTCCGCCTGTGTTGAGGCCGGCGTAGGTCCGCGTCCAGATATAGTGTCCGGACGTCGCATCGTAAGTCGACCCGCCGTCCGAGGAAAACTGCAACAACAGGTTGGCGGAGGATGCGGGAACGAGGTCAGAGAAGGTGATCACGTAATTCCGATAAGACGACGAGATGCAGGTTGTGAAATCGAGTTCCGCAGAGCTGCTGGCCACATGCGTCTCCGGGGTTGGATAGCTGCCGCTCGGGTTCTCATAATCAACGCCCGCAGCGTTGCTAGAACGCGCGGTGAGGACCTGGCCATCGATTCCTACCGGGATCCGCGCACCTGTGGTGGAATACCCAAAGAGATCGCCCTTGGTGGTGAGCGGCGAAGAACCGCCCGGCGTGTCAAACACATAGGCCGAGCCATTCCAATGCAGATAGCCGGACGTCAGGGAGGGCAGCGCATGGCTCAACAAGCCGATCACTTCCTGTGAAGATCCCGAGCCCGACAGATCGCCCGCCGCGGCGAAAGTGCCGCTGATATTATTCCCGGTTCCTGAATCGGAAACTGGAGTCGTGATGCTCGCTGGATCGATCACATTTGTCACAGTCGCCGTGTTGTGATTGCTGGACGAATCAAGCGAAAGGCCCGTCGTCGCGGTGCCGTTGAGGTTATTTCCCGAAAGCGCGTTGTAGGTCGATCCGGTCAGCGCGACCAGTGTGCCCCCATTGCCGGTGATCGTATTGCCTGAAACCACACTGTCCGTCGTCGTTCCGAGGGCAATGGCGGTCTGATTCGTGGCCAGATGAAAGATCGTATCGTTCGAGAGGTTCAGGTTGTTCGAGCCGGTCGTTGCGATGCCCTGGTTATAGAACTGCTTGCGCGAGATGCTCACGCCTGACATATTGGTGATCACCGCGCCCGCCGTCTGGCCGTAGCACCATCCGCTGTCGAAGGATCCGCTGCCGGGGCCGACCGAGCCGCTGGTAATCGACATGCACGTATAGTCTGAGTCGTTCACCATGTTGTTGACGTGCACGTCCTGGAGCGTGGCCTGCGAGACGAACCCGATGGTCTGCTGATAGGTTTCGAGCCAGTCAGCCATCAAATCGGTGATGGCCGACCCGCTGGCGAGGAAAAATCCGTAGCGCGTGCCGGTCGTGTTGAGGGTTGTCGCCATATCATAGGCCATTTGCAGGGAAAAGAGATGGCCGCTCATGTAGTAGCCGTAGGTTGTCGCGGTGTAAGTGAACCCAGCCTGGCCGTTGAGCGCGGTCGAATAGTTGATGCTGCCGGTTCCGTATCCCTGCGGATAATCGAGGTAAAAATCATAGATACTGTCGCCCGAGGAGACGCGTGAAACCGTGAACCCCGCCAAATGCCGAAGCAAGAGACCGGCTGGAGTACCGGTCGGGGCGATGGACCTCTGGACGCTGAAATCTTCAAATTTATTGAAAAGAATAAAACTCCCCGGCGCCGAGCTGCCATCCACATCCAGAATGTCAGCGCTGGCGCTGGTCGAGAGAATGTACGACGGGTTCATCACAAAGGTGAAACCAGTCTGCTGCTGGAACCCATAGCTCATCCCCTTTCCACCCACGCCGGATGCGCCGATCGAGAGCGCCGAGGTTGTTCTATACCCAAGAGCTTGCAACAGGAACTGACCGCCATAGACCGAAAGCGCGTTGATATCGAGCTGAATCGGGGTTGTGCTATCCGTTCCCGAAGCTGTAGCCGACATGGACGGGTATCCCACCGCGCCAAACCATTCGACCGGCGCCAGCGACACAGAGGGGCCGAAGGTGATCGTCGAGCTGCCCGCGAGGTGCTGCGTCAAGGCGCTGTTCTCGATCTGGACATTTGATAGTGTGTAGGCCCCGTTCACCGTCCACTTGCCGCCGGCATCGAACTGGAGATGCACATTGGAATTCATCGCGTGGCTCGCCGAGAGCGTGATGGTCTGCGGCACAGTCACTATATAGGTGCAAGGGCTGGAGCATTCTCCTTCAATGATCGAGATGGTATCGCCGGTCTGGTTAAAGAAGATCTGGGCCTGCGGAGCGTAGGTCGTGCCCGCGGCGGTCGAGCTCGGGATCTGGCCAGGCGCGGTCGCTGTTGGCATTCCACTGCCGCCGCTCGGCGTGTCGAATACCCATGCCGATCCGTTCCAGTGCGGATAGCCGGAACTCAACGATGGCAGCGCATGGCCGAGGATGCCACCGACCTGCTGCGAGCTGCTCGTTCCCGACAAATCGCCCCCAGCAGTGAAGCCGCCGCCGCTGCAGGTCCACGAATTACCCGTGAGCGACGGCGTTATGGTGCAGCCGCTGCCAGCCACCATCGGTGCGTTGGAGTGATAGCCAGTCCCATCCGTATATATATAGATAGCCTCGCCCTGCGGAAGCTGCGTCGTGACGCCATCATAGGAGTTCCCGTTTGGATTGATGGTCACCACACCGGCCGCGACGCCGCGCTCGACCACCATGCCGCATCCCGTGACGATTGTTCCGGGCAGCGTGATGGTGGTCGCGCCGGTTGCGTCCTCGCGAAGAAACTGGCCGCAGACCGCGGCGCCGCTGGCCGTAAGGATGACTCCATTCTGGCCCGTGCCACCGCCGCCGACGCCGCTGCCGGGGGTCTGAAAGATGGTCCGATCGTCCGTGATCGAGGAGATCGCCGAGCTGCCGGTGTTCACGGTGGCCACCGGGATATCGCTCGCACCGAAGCCTCCGTTCTTCACCGCCGGTGCGCACGATGAATTGAGATATACATAGTTCGTCGTCGACGCGGCCATGGTGAGCGTGCCCCCGGCATAGGTCACAATGGAGCCCGAGCAGTTCGCCGTGCCGGCCGAGAGATTCAGCGTCAATCCGGATCCAGCCGTAGGCCAGTAACCAGGCGCGACGCCGTTGGCGTATTTCGCGTTGACGCGATAGAGCGGAGCGTTGGTCTGCGGCTGCTGCGCGGCCAGGGGGATCGCCAGCAGAATCGCGGCAACAATACGGATCGCATTTTTCATCATCATCTCCTCAGATCGGGCGTGATACCCGATCTCCTCAGAAACAAATTGCATTCGCGGTAATTCCGCCTGCGGAAGCCGTCAGATATAGGTTGGTCGCGTCATAGGAGGCCGGCGTTTGCAGCCAGATCGCACCATCGGAGGTCATCGCGATCGCGGCGGCGTTGGGAATGCGGCCGAGCCCATGTGCCTGGGTGAAATTGCCGCCTGCGCTCGGAGTGAGCGCGACCGTCACGGGCGTCATGAAACAGATCGCGATGCCCGTGGCCACGTCCGACGCGGTGAGATACAGATTGGTTCCATCGAAACCGGTCGGCGTCTGCAGCCACACCGCAGCTCCGGAGGTCATCACGATCAGCACTGCAACCGGAGCCGCGCCCAGGCCGTGAGCCTGGGTGAAATTGCCGGCGGCTGAAGCTGTGAATGGAACATTCGTTGGCGTTCCACCACCACCACCGCCGCCGCCTCCGCCACCGCCGCCACTGCCGGCCGGCGTCACGTCGACCCACGCCGTTCCCGTGTCGTACCAGACCTTCTTTGTGTCGGTGGCGAAGTACAAGCGCCCCGCGATGCTCGGAGCAGGGATCGCCGAATAGACGCCTTGCACGATCACGGTTGACAGGTCGACGATCATGAAACCTCCTACTCCACCACGATGGGATTGCCGCTCGTATCGATATAGCTTCCGCCTGTGCCGAGATAATTGAGCGTGTCAGGCGGCGACGTTCCCCACACGATGACAGTGGCCGAGCCGCTGGCAGTTGGATCGGCGACGCTGGTCGCGGTGATGGTGTGCGTGCCTGCGAAGTTGGGCGCGTTGTAAAGGCCACTTGCGTCGATTGTGCCGACGATCAGATTGCCGCCGGCGATGCCGTCGACGCTCCAGATGACGCCAGGGTTCGGATTGCCCGAGACGGTCGCCGTGAATTGCTGCGAGGTCGCGACCGAGATACTGGCCGAGGCTGGTGCGACGCTGACCAGCGTTGGGGCGCCAGTGCCCGATTCGCAATAGAGCCCGAAGACATCGGCCAGCCCGTACCAGGTGTCGGCGCCCACAGTCGGGCCGTCCTGAAAGAAGATCACGACATTGTTATTCCCATCGAGATAGCACCCGCCGATGCCCTGCGCGTGATTCGATCCGGCCTCGTAGTTCCCATCGCTCGATCCGACGATGGCCTGCAGCGATGTGGCCGCTCCGGCCGCGGCTGGAATTCCAAACGAAGCGCCGTTGTTCATGCCCTTCGAGCAACCCACGCCGAACTTCGCTCCATTGGAGAGCGTGCACTCGTCCCACACCGCGCCATCGACGATCTCAGTGACGAAGGTGCCCATATTGTTCTGACGGGCGAAGATCAGCACATTCACATTGCCGTGCCAGGTGTGGCCGCTGTCATCCGACACGTTGAAGTGCGCCACGCCGCCCGAGTCGACGGTCGCGCCGGCAAGAAACATGATGTTTCCGTTGGGCGCCTGATCGTGCATGAACGCCATCGCGAAGCGCGGATCAAATGTGAAGCCTGCCGGCATGCTCGCGTTGTTCAGGACCGTGCCGTCGGCGACAATTCCCATGCCAAACGCGATCTTCTCGCCGCCGAGCAAGGTGAGCACCACCCAGCGGATCGCGCCGATGGTCTGAATTGCGACGGATGAGTCCAGCCAGGTCAACGCGGCATAGCCCACGTCGCCGCCCCAAGTGATCGACTCATCACTGTATTGCAGCGTGAGCAGCCGCGCGGCCGAGGCATCGCAAAGCTGAATGGTGTGCGCGGAATGAAACTGGACGATCGTGCCCGCGGCCGACGCCCAGGCCAGCATATTTGCAGGAGGAAAACCGCTAGACGGCAACTGGAACTGCGTTCCCGACCCGGAGAGCCCGGTGAAGAACACGAAGATTCCTCCATCGGCGAGAGGGATGCTCGTGTAATTGTCGTCATTGCCCGGATCGCTGCCGGGCACGCTTTGCCAGCCGGCCTGCGTCGGATCGCTGGTGTCGTAGAAGACGTCCGGGTTGTAAGGCCCGAGCGCGAATTCGAGCTCGCCGCTGCTTGCGTCCGGCGTCCGCACAAGCGATCCGCCGTCGCTGGAAACACTGGTGGTCGGCGGATAAAAGGTTTTCGGATCCAACACTTCGTATTCGCCGGCATAGGTGAAGCTAGCGGTGTCGTCAATGGTGACGTGATCGCCCGGCTCGATCGCGCAGGCCAGATTCCCGAATTCATCGCGCGCGTACATCGAGGTCCGGATCCTCGGAAAGGGCGGCAGCACGTAGGGTGCGACATCGAGACCGAGGGCGCGATCGCGCTCGTAGCGCGCAATGCGGCTGTCCTGGTCATAGGTGCTCGTTGCCAGGTCGATCGTCACCTTGAGCCGGTTGCGCTGGCGTGGAATGCCGACGCCCACGGCGCCGCGCGCCATCATGTTGTTCTTGTGCCAAAACTCCGGATACCTCGACGCAAACCGCGAGTAGAGCAGCCCAACGAGCCCGCCAGCGCCCACCGCAGCGGGATAATTCGAGCCCTTGCGATTCATCACAAAGGTCGTCGGATCGATCTCTTCCGGCGTTCCTATGTTCAGGACGTCCGGCACGCTGTAGACCTGCCACTCGCCGTCATACGTGGTGTTTGTGCCGCCGATCGCGATGAAATCGCCGGCATTGAATGGATGCGGCTGCTCCATCGTCACCACCGGCCGTCCATTGCTCGTTGCGGTGATCGAGACGATGGCATTTGGATTTTGACCGGCCATGATCGCCGGCACCAGCAGATCGCGGAACTGCGCGATATAGCGATTGGCCGCGGTGTGCGGAATCTCGTCGCTCGCATCAAAGCTGCCCGGCAGAATGTGCTCGCGCGAGAACGTGAACACCGAAGGCCGCACCATATCGCAATTGAAGGCGATCTTGCCGGCGTAGGAAGTATTGAATCCGCGGCAGACCTTCAGAATCTGCTCGACACACGCTTGCAGCGTCGATTGCTGCACGAACGAGTAGCTGCCCGCGAAGCGGCGGCGCCCGTTGGCTAGGAACTCGTCGCAATACTGCGCCGAGGTGTAGATCTTGTTCCAGTCAAAGCGAGCTTTCACCGCAGCCGGCGGATCGTCCGGACCCAGCGTCAGATCGAGGATGTATTCAGGAAACAGCTTGCGCCTCAACATCAGATCGACGAAATGCCAGGCGGGGTTGGTGGTGAAGGCATAACCGGTCATGTTGCCGTTCGCATCGAAGAGACGGCATTTCAGCGCGCGCCACAGACCCACGGGGTTGATGTCGGTCCACTGCGTCGGATCGTTTTGGTGCGTATTGACCTGATTCTGAATCTGCTGCTTACGCAGGATCGCGTAGTAAGCGACGCGCGAATAGTGCAGCGGATTGATGGCGCTCGGAAACAGCGACCAGAGCACATCGAGGCCTTGATCCGGGCCGCTCGATACAGGGGTGAATCCAGAGCCAATGACTGCATCGCAGCCCGAATGGAAGTTGAAGACGAAGCTCTCGCCGCCATCAAGCGCGGCCTTCCAGTTTTGCCCGACGAATCCGCCCGTTGGCGGCGACGCCGGCACATCGCCTCTCCATACCAGCTGGTCGTTGATCCATTGCTCGCTTGGCCCATCCCACTCGCCGTGGCCAAGCTGCCAGAATCCCACACGCGAGAAATCCATATGAGAATTGCCGGTGTTTTCGATCATGTAGTATTCGAGGCGCTTCCCCGTGGCCCACACATAGCCATAGCTCAGCGGGATGGGCGCGCCGGTGGTGTCGCTCGCGGAAGATGCCTGCGTCGTGGAAAAGTTGGGCATTAGAACTTCCTCGCGCGGTTGATCGGCCGCACCGCGATCGAGGCCGTCGATTCCCCGTAATTCTTCTCGAAGTTGTTCATCACCACCATGATCTTTTCGGGGACCTGGCAGGTCTGATAGCTGTACTGACACTCGGTGTCGCCCGTGGCTCCGCATCGGGCCAGAGCCCAATTCAGTTGGCAGGTTTCGCAGGAGAGCTCAAGCGGCGTGTCGTCCTGCGCGGCGTTGATCGTATCCGCGGCCGTGAGCTGCACGGTGTCGACGCCGTCGCTGCCCATAGTGAGCTGCCCGTGCACCTCGATCCACGCGGCCTCCGAGTCAGGCTGCCAGCAGCGATAGACAAACTGCGCGCCTTCGAGCGTAGATGCTCGCAGAATCTTTTCCATGTCGCGCGAGAGCGTGTCGCCACTGACGTTCTGAACCACAAAGTTGCCCATGTCGGTCTGCATCGAGCGATGAAATGTGAAGTTGGGCACCTGCAGCAGCCAGGGCAGATAAGGCCCGTTGCCGTAGGGAGCTTCGCCCGGGTTGGTGTAGCCGCCATTGGAACCGCCGCCGGGAAGGTGAAAGTAAATTGCGATCGCAACGTCGGAAACATCGAGCTCGTCGGGCCAGTAGCCGCCCACCGTCGAGTGCATCGAGATCGAGAGCGTGTAAGCCGCAATCTCTGCCAGGGTGGTGAGGGAGCCCACAAGCCCGGAGAACTGGCCGCTTGCGCCAGCCGTCGGCGCGACCGGCTCAAACGGTGTAAACACCACGGCGAGGGCCTGACCGCGCGCCAGGAGGCAAGTGATGTAAACGGCATCGATCACCGCGCCGGCAGGTAGCGCTGGCGGCGTGAAGCCGCTCCACGCAATCCCTCCAGCCGTCGAGAACGGATCTCCTTCGCCCTGGGTCAGCGTGCCGTTGAGGCCTGAGACCGTGGCGTTGGTCGCGATCGAAGGAACGCCCGGAGTTGCGACCGCCGTTGTGGGAACGGCCCACGCAACCTGTTGGCCGCCTGGAATCGAAACGGGGGGAACAAGCGAAGAATATGGTGCAATGGCGCCAGTGATCGCAACCGGCGCGTTGATCAGGCGATCAGAAAAGTAGTAGAGGTTCCCGTTGACATCCTGAATGTCGAGCAGGTTCGCCGGCGGGACGCCGGTGCGCGCGCCGCCCGTGGCTTTGAGGGCAACGGGGTAGTCAATCATGCGCACCTCCGCGAAGCGAGGTCGCCTGGACGGCCAGTCCTCATCGCATCACCTGCAGCCCATACCAACTGATCGTGGTGGTGGTGGCCGAGCCGTTCTTGGTCGCGTCGCAGATCACCTTCACGCGGTGGAAGTCGAGAGGAACGTTCTGCTGCGCAAGCACCATCTGCGCGCCAAGCTCCGTGGCCGCGTAGCAGTCGACCGTTGTGAGGAGTACTCCGTCGAGGTAGACATCGGCCTTCCCAAACCCAGCTCCCTGCACCATCCAGAGCTTGAACCCGTAGCCGCGATATTCGTATTGCGCCCAATCGCCCAGCGTCCCTGGATCGGACATCGTAATGTTCGAAAGCGACGTGCGCAGAATGCCGCCCAGCGTAATCTCCGGAGCGGTGCCGAGAAGCACCGGCGTCCACGCGCCGCTGGTGGCAAGCTTCATGTCGCCGCGATTGTTGGTGACGTTGAACAGAATCGATTCGTGATCCCAGTCCGATGGGTAGTTCATCATCGGCGCTTGCGGCATCTCTTCGAAGGTGACGCCCTGGACGTCCCACTTGTTATTCGCCGTCTCCACTTCCTGTGGCTCGGATGTGAAGCGGCCTACATACTCGCGGCCGCCGGCGTCCCAATTCTTGATGGTGAAATAGCCGTCTTCGTATTGCTCGTAGTACCACTTCAGCCGCTGCACACAGGCCCAGGTGCGCCCCAGCCAGCTGAATGTGAAGGTGTGACCCGTGTTCTGCGTCTCGCGCGTCCAGGGCGTGCCTCCGATGGCTTTCTTATGCAGTTGAGTGCTGGCGCGCTTGCGCGTGAATCCATAGCTCGGGTTCATCGAGTCGCCGAGCGCCGTGTCCCATCCGGCCGTTGGGTTGAGGACATCGGTCTCAGGCATCCGCGCCTCCGGAGTTCTCGGCGTAGCTCGAATTCAAGGCCCTGCGCATGTGGTGCTTGTATTTGTCGAAGAATTGCGCGACGCCCTTCGCATCGATCGCGTGGACGTTCATGTTCATCGTCCGCTCGCCGCCGCTGGGTGCGCGTCGTGCATCCCGCGTGCTCATCGCGGCCTGATAGCTGCGGTGCACGGATTCAAGGGAAGCGCCGTTTTCAAGAGCCCTCGTGGCGCGCTCGGTGCGGGGAGCGGAGAAGACCATCTCTTTCTGATGGAGCATCGCCATTCCGTCCCGCGGCACAGAATCAATGCCCGTCGCGAACTGCGCGGCCGTCGTCGTATACATGCTGCGGCCGGCGCGCTGCTCAGCCGTGAGCTTCCCCTCGGCATCCTTGATCTCTTTCTTGATGGTGTCCTGGTAGTAGCTCTTGCCGGCGGGTCCCATCGCGTTTGTGGTCATGTTGGCTTCACGCGAGAGGCCTTCGATATCGCTATAGGCGGACGTGTAATCCATCGAACCCTGTTGGAAGCCGTCGATATCGTTCGAGAGCCGCGGCCGGATCTGTTTCAGGTCATAGACACGCGCCTTCTCGCGCCCTCCGAATCCAATCGCGCCGAGGATGGCGCCTCCCACGGCGCCGACTGCCGCGCCGATCGGGCCGCCAAGGGACATGCCAAGCTCCATGCCGCTCATCGCGCCGCTCGCAGCACCACCGACTCCGCCATTGCCTTCGTAAGCGCTATACAAGCCCAGCGCGCCGCCGATTGCACCGCCGGCGTTGGCGGCAATTCCGCCGCCGCCGAGCATGCCGCCGGTACCGCTGCCCTTTTGAGCGAAGTTCCCGTCCTTGTCAAACTGCCCATCGACGGTCGCATCCTGCGTCTCGGCATATTGATCCTGAGATGCCGCGCCCGATTTCCCGCCGCCGCCGCCAAAGATGCCCGCGCCCTGCTTGACAAGGCCCATCCCCTGCTTCAGATCGCCGAGAATTCCGCCGACTTTGTTCTGACCAGGCGCAGGAGCTGCTCCGCTGCCGGCGTTGAAGTTCGAAACAGCAGGCGCGCTCGATGCATCGCCCGCACCGCCCATCATGCCGCCTGTCGGCACGGCGGCCCCGTTGACGCTGAGTGCAGGCGCCGTTGAGGTCGTCGTACCGCTCCCACTCCATGCCGGCGACGATTCGCCTGTGTAAGTAGGACGGAACGATGTTGCGCTCGGTGCGAGAAGAGATGTGCCGCCGCCGCCGCCCGCGAATCCGCCTCCGCCGAACCCACCGAAGGTGGCGCTGCCGACGTGGATCGTGGCCTGCGCAACAGTGAAGACCTTATCGTGCGCGGCGCTCACACCTGGCACATGCGGCAATTCCGCTTTTGCATCTTGGGTTGCGCCAGGCGTTTTCGATCTTTTTCCGAAGAGGCCGCCAAAGCCGCCCGTCAGGATCCCGACGATTCCGCCTTCGGGCGCGGCCGGCGTGGCTCCAGCGCCCTGGCCGCGCTGCTGGATCTTCTGCATCAGGGCCGCCGCGGCTTCCCCGGCAACCTTGTCGCCCAGGTTCTTCAGCGCTTGGGTCGGATGATCGAGGCCCTTGAAGAATGAATCGAACTCGGCCGCCATCTTCTCGCGGGCTTCGCGCGCGGCCTGCACCATGTCGGCATCGCGCTCCTGCGCGGCCGCTGCCATACGCCGGCTGAAGTCGTTCTCTGAAATCTCCTTGGCTGCCAGCTCCTCCTGGTACTTCGCCGTGCGGGCATGATATTCGGATTCAATGGCTGCAGTACGCTGCTTCTCAGCGTTCAATGACCTGACATGCGCCTCCGACTCGATCTGCGCTGTCTCATCGGCATTGCGCTTCGCCAGCTCGGCCGTCTGATCCTGCGCGCTGCCCGCGATCGCGGTCTCCCCGCGATTCAGTTCGCCGATGTGTGCCTGATATTCAGGGGCATTGACGTTGGTCCCGTATTGCTTCTGATAGTCCTTTTCAAAAGCACTGCTCTGTTTTTGAGCTTCGCTCCGGATTCGCGCGAAGCCTGAGACCTGGTGCGCTGCACGCTCGTCAACGAGACTATTGACCCGATCCGTAAATTGCTGCTCGCTCTGAATAATCTCGGCGTTGGTCCGCTGTTTGATCGCCGCGACCCGCTTGTCCTTTTCCTCGTCTGGCAGATCTTGGTTGCCGCGCACATCGCCGATATCGATATCGCCCTGGCCACCGATCTTCGCGATGCCCGTCCACCCAGTCATAGCGGCTTCGAGCTGAAGTTTCTGAGTTTCACGCCCTTCATCTTCGAGCCGCTTTATCTGCTCGTTATGGAATTTCTGCTGTATATAGTCCGTGGCCTTCGCCCGATCGATGTCCTTGAATTGCAACTGCTCGATGGCGTCCAGTTCCTGCTGGTGGTAAAGCGCTTCCCCTCGCATGCTCGCTTCGGTCGCGGCATGGCGAAGGTTCATCATCTCCTGTTCTTGTTCGCGGCGAAGATTGAACCGTTGCGCGTCGGCATCCGCGTAAGCCTTCATTTGATCTATTTGAGGTTTCGAGAGTTTTCCTGTGTTCCAAAGGCTGCTATTGCCGACGGGGTTTCCTAATTTTCCCTCCTGCTCAGCCTCGGCCCTCGCACCTTCCTGGAGGAGCTGAAGTTGCTTCTCAAGTTCAGCCGTGATCTTCTGTTCGCCGCGCAGACGCCCGTCGCCAGCGTGCTGAAGCTCTATCTGATCGATATTGCCCTGATGGCGTTGCTCGGGCTCCTTCTCGTTTTTAAGTCGATCAAGCTGGCGCTGAGATTCCATCGCCGTATTGTTCAGCTCGTGAGCCTGCCAAGTGGTATAGAGAGCGGCTGGATCCAACGCGTGCAAAATGCTGTGGTTATATTTCTGATCCAGAGCGTCGGCGGCTGCGCGGTATGCCTGCACTTCGGCGGTTGCTTGCGCAATCCGGACCCTCGTCGTCTCGATTGACCGCGTGTTTCCGAAATCCTGCTGTTTCGTTTTTGCGACTTCTGCGTTGTAATCCTCGATCGCGGCGTTGACATTCAGCCAGTTGTGCCAGAGTTTTTGCGCGCCATCGATCAATTGCGTGAAAACGAGTGCGCCGATCTGGATGGCGCCTAAGCCAACCAGAGCCGGGCCGATCGCGCCGATCACCCCCGACACGACCTTGCTCTCCGCGGCAAGCCGCACCATCGCGCGCGGGAGATGGACGCCAAACTCTTCTGTGAGAAGCCGCGTCTTCTCGACGCTGGAGAGAGCGGACACTCCGGTCTGTTCGAGGGCAATCTTCGTCTTTTTCCCGGCCGCGGTCGCGCGCGTGCCCACGGCATCGAGCTGCGTCCCGAGCTGGCGCACGGATCCGGACGTGCCCTTTATGGCGGTGTCGAACGCCCGGACGCCGGAGACTGCGCCCTTCTCATCAACCATCAGCTCGATTTGTACGACGGTCGCCATCAGTTCCCTATCTCACCCATGCACTCTCTGCAGCGAAGCGCATGCGATTCGTTGGGCATGCCGCAGTGCGGACACGGCGGATGCTCGGCCTGGAAGCGATCGCGCTCGCGCTTCAGCGCCAGTAACGCTTCCACTTCGACCGCATGCAGCGGCAGATCCACAACCTCCAGCACGTTCTCCAGCCAGATCAGGTAACGGATCCATGTGAACGCTCCATCCGGCACGGTGCGCGGCGGCATCTGCGCTTTGAGCACTTCCGCATGCTGCTCGGCAGGCGTATTGCGAAGAGCGCGCTCCGCCTCCGGAGCGAGGAAGCCTTCGAGAAAGAACTCGGCCGCCGCGCGCTTGAGCATCGCCTGGTCGCGCATCGTGTGCCTCGTTCTTATTGAATGGTGATTTCATCGTCTTGAACAAATAGGGCCAGGGCCGCGGCTGCCTTGTGAGCGCCATCCATCTCGCGCTTGATGGGATCGACGCCGGCCAGCGCAACGCCGGCCACCGAATAGCCCTCAACGGATTCGATCAGGTCGTCGTAAATCTTCATCGCAATCGCCTGCCGCGATGGATACACGGTGACGCCGTTGTCGGCAGTTCCGGTCACACGCACGCGGGCGGCTTCGAAGTTGAAACGCTTCAGATCCGCGATCCCTGGCTGCCGGAAGCGATGGATGAGCCCGGAATAGACATTCGTCCTGCCGTCGTCTCCCGCGCTCCAGTTGGCGTCGAGGTTCACCGTGACCAGGTCGCAGAGCATGGGGCCGTCCGGATCCATCTTGGCCGGGCTCACGCTGCGCAGAGCGATGCCGGCAGCGATGCGATGATGCAGCGGCAGCGCCTTCTTCCAATCCTTAGGCATCGTCTCGCCGTACCCCTCGACGCCGATGACGGTGCGATCGACCAGCTCCAGCAACGCCGATTCAGTCTCGAAGATGTTCTCGCGCTGCTCCTTGATCTGGATCACCTGGTTAACGATCGCCTGGAAGTACTGCGTCCAGTCGGCCAGGCCGATGCGCCGGAAGCGATACACGAAGGAATGCTTGGCGGTTTTGAATGCGATTGAGCGAGGCGTATCGAGAGGCAGCAGGGGCGCGCTCTCGGACTCGGCTTCGACGGGAGTTCCGGCCGGTTGCACGGCGATATGCTTTGTCATCTTGTCCTCCAAATGGTGCAGTTACCGCTTTAAAAGGAAGGGGACGCACACATGATGCGCCCCCTCGGAAGAAATCCGGTTTAGGCAGACACCAGGTATGCAGTTGCCGTATTCTCCACCGTCACGGTGCAGACTTCGGAGCCGGACGGCTTGAGGATGGCATTCTGATCGAGCTCGATGGTGTACGTCACATACTTGTCGGTCTCGCCGAGATCCGACTTCGGGATGATGACATTCGGGTAGTCGATGGTGATAACCGTCGCGCCGCTGGTGGTGACGAGCTTGAATTCAAGCAGCGTCTGATCCATCATCCAGTCGCGGATATCGCTCGTGGTGTCGATGGCGACGACCAGCTTCAGTGTGCAGAGCGGATTGCCGTAGCGCGGGAAGACGGGATAGACGCCGCCCCCGCAGCCGCGGAACAAGTCATTGGCGTGATCGAAGGTTGCCTCGAAGCTCAGCACGCGCGGAGCCATCGAGACCGGAGATCCGGCCGGCCCGATCGACACGATGGTGTCGGAGCCATAGAGATACTGCGCAGTCGGCAATGCGGGCAGCGTAGTCATGGCGCCATCGGCATAGCGGCCGGTGCCGATGAAGCTTGCCTTCGCCATGATGGAGCCCTTATCTGCGCCGCTCAGGACGACTTTGGTGCAGCTCATGTCCTGGAACTTCCGCTTGAGGCCAGGCGAATCTTCGATATAGACATTGGTGACCTGCGCGGGCTCGCCCGTATCGTGCCATGTGAGAACGTGCGTGTGGGGCGCCGGGGAAGTGCCGGCGGTGTAGGCGTCGTTCCCCATCACCATGGCGAGGAACCATCCAGCCAGGTAATCGTCCAGGCGCGCATTGATCTCGCCGGCCGAGCTCTGCGCGATCAGCCGCGCTTCGGTTGCAAACGAAGTGCCCTTGCCGGCGTACTGGTAATCGGATTCCTTCTCCAGGGCGATCTGGAAGAAGCCGTTGGTCTCAGGACGCCCGCGGTAAGTGAGATCCGCGTCGGCCATCACTTCGCCGAGCGTCGCCTGGACGTTCCCGCCCAGGATCACGTTGCGGAGAATAGATCGTTGTGTCGTAAACGGCATGGTGGCTCCTCCTCAGAGCGGATATTCGTGAACCGGATAGTTGAGAAGGGCCGCGTGAACCAGCACGCTGCCCAGCGTTCCGAGCCGCACAGCAAGTACCTGCGTCGGCCCCGACCATTCAAATTCGCCTTGTGGATACGCATCGCTCACAAAGCGCCTGCGCGCGGATCCATCAGCATAGGAATCAAATGCAGCGCAGACGTCCTCGACGAGTTGCTGAAAGATCGGCTCCGAGACGCCGTCCTGGTAGGACATGAAGCCCGAGATCTCGACCGTGTGCGTGCGGCTCATCGCGGCCATCGTCTCGTCGCGCCCCTGCGTTGCGGTGCGCGTCACGCGCCAGGCGCGCAGGATCTTGTGCGTCGGATCCGTGATTGCGTCGACGAAGAGCTGCTGGAATTGCGCGTCCGTCGCTGCCTCGCGCAGCATGTTGTAGACATTGGGGCCGACGCCATCGACGGTCTTCAGGCGGTTCCACACGGCGGTTACCGCGTCGACGGCGCTCATGCGGACACCCCGACGAAGCCATGGCGCGCCAGCGATAGCGCGATCTCCTTTTCGAGAGCCGGCGCGGCGAGCGGCTCCAGCTCGACCAGGGCGCGCGAAAACATCTGATGCCCTTGCGTGCCTTTCTTCGCAATCGACTTGGCGACAGCGAACGCCATCGAGAGCGCTTCCTTCTCATTCTCGAAGCCGAACTTCTTCTGAACCCAGGGCAACAATGCGGAGGGCGGCGGCATGTGCGGCCTGGCGCCGGTCTCAACTGGAGCCGCATATTTGTCGGCCTGCAGCGTCGGTCCTACGCCGATGATTTCGCGCAGCATGTCAGGAGCCGGCTGAAACACGGAGATGATCGACCCGGCCAGATTGCCGAAACAAACCGCGGCTGGCTTGCCGTCGAACGGCGTGATGATGTTCTGCTGTACCATCTCCGCGCCTTTGACGCCGAGGGCTTCGAGGCCGGCCTGCGTTCCTTCGCGCACCGCAGCCTGGAGTTCGGGAGCCGCGCCTTCGGTGCCGGTAATCTTCGCTCCCCACGCCATCGCCTACCTCGTATATTTGCCGTGGACCAGGCGATCCACGCCGCTGTTCTGTTCGAGATATTGGTTGCCGACCGCGAGCGCCGGTCCTACTTCAGCTTCGCCGGTCGCGCCTTCCTCAATGCCCATGTGGTTGTAATAGCGCTTGCGCAGCGCCTTCGCGACGTTCAGCATCTCCTGCGACTTCGAACGGTAGTTCACCACGTCGGCCTGCAGCGTCGAATCGCCTGTGCCCACATAGAACGTGGCCAGCTTCTCTGCGCCGAGGCTCGCGGCGAAGTCCGTCACCGCGTAGAAATCCTTGTCGGGCACTGTGGATCCGTCGCGAAGATGGCGCGCCGTCCAGGTCACGCGCATCGAGTCGCCGGAATTCGGCGTGTCGAAGTTGATGAGGATCCGATCCGCAGCTCCGGGCGTTGAGTAGATGCGGAAATCTGAATCGTCTACGAGCTGCGGCGGCTGCTGTCCGATCGGGAACTCAATCCGCTCGATGACGGAGAAGTTCGATTCCCACAAGGGAAGATCGTCTCCGCTGCCGGGCGCGACGGGAAGCGGCAGATAGTTCGTTCCATTCCCATCGATGTCGGAGACCAGGTAAAGCGGCCGGTCTGCCGAGTAGCGTTCCAGGATGGCGCGAATCACCAGCGCGGTCCAATTTCCGGAAGCGATGCGCGCAGCGTCATCCGAGATCACGTTCGGGATCTCCGCTACAAAGTCCGAGATCGCGTAAGGAAATGGCACGTTCGAGCCTCTAAGGTTTTGCGGCGTTATAACGTCATAACGCCGCGGGTTGATCTATCGCGGTTACTCACGGCCGTTTTGCCCCGCGACGGTTTGTGATCTGCTAAACGTCGATCTCGACCAGGTCCAGCACCACGTAGCCGTTCTTGGGCACCGTGGTCGCGGGAACCGCCGCAACATCCACAGTGAGCACATCGCCCTTGTTCACGCGCTGGCCGCCGGGATAGTTGGAGTTGGTTGTGATGGGCGTGTTGATTGCGTTCGACCCTGCGCCGACGGCGATCGACAAACTCCCGCTCGCGTTGATGGCGGTGCCATTCAGCTTGAGATTGACCGTTGTGGCGCCTGCGCCCGTGCCCTGATCGCTAAGGCAGAGCTGCGCGCCCTGGATGCGAAACGGCCGCTCAGCAATATAGATCGCCACGGCGGTGGCTACGGCCAGCGTGGGCAGCAGCGGAAGGGTGAGCATGCTCTTGCGGAAACTGTCCTGCATTGGATCGCTCCTTCTAAGGGAACGCCGGACCGGATTGCTCCAGCCCGGCGGCCGTTGCTGCATTCACCTGCAGCGGGTGCGTAAGGCAATCGCGCCTGACCAGCCCGGTTAGGCTACGACGTGCTTGCCCACGCCGCGGAAGTCGATGATCGCGCCACCGTAGACGTGCTTGACCTTGTACTGCAGCTCGTCGTTGGTGAACTGAGTGCCGATCGTTGGCTGGTTGGCCAGGAAGATCTGCGGCTCTTCGATCCCATCCAGGAAGCCGATCTCAAGGAACGGCGCGTTCACCTGGTTGGAACCGTAGTAATAGTCGTTCACATCGGTGAGCTTTTCGTTGGTGTAGATGCGCTCGTTCTGCGCACCGAACCGCTGGAAGAAGGCGTTCGAGCCTGCGGTGTTGGTCTGGTTGATCTGGCGCGCCGTAGCTGCGAGAGCCGGGGGCACCATCAACCAATCGAGCGGCAGGCCCAGCGGTTCGCCCGAATCCTTCTCGGTCTGGGTAAGCAGCGCGATTTCATCGGCGATCAGCGAATCCTGCGAGAGCGCCAGGGTGCTAAGGTTGGCGTGCGCGGAGTTGAACCATGCCACGGAGTCGCCGCCGTAGTTCGGATTGCTGACGAAGAACGCTGTGATGTAATTCTTCAGCGTCCAGCGGCCGGCGCGCGCCAGGCGGCCGGGGAAGCGGGCGATCGCGCCGAGATCGTCATTGCGGATCGTCTCTTCCGAGATGGTGAGCAAGTTGCCCCGCTTCACCACGGTGTAGTTGGTCCGCTCATCGGTGGGATACGCGATTTCCGTGTAGGCATTGCCTTCCGTCACGGTCGAGAGCTCGGGGAAGTAACCCTCGCGCACTCTGTCCTGCAGCTTGAAGTCGGCGATGTTGGCCTTGGTGTAGATATTGCTCAGGCCATCCAGCGCCAGCTCTGCGTAATCCTGAAGCAGCCGCTTGGTCATCGAGTTCAGCAGGATGTTCGGAAAGTCGCCGGTGATCACAGCTTCCGACGTCAACACATGACCGGTGAAGCCGCCGTTACGCAGCCGGTCCAGGTTGAAGTCGCCGGTGATGGCGGTGTAGGCTTCGCGCAATCCGCGGAAAGCCGGGACGCCTTTACCCATCGACGCCTTGACGCCGATCGCCGCTTCCATGGCGAGAGACATCTTATCGGCGCTGTCGAGAGTCACCGTTGAGCCAGGGACCACGCGGCCGACTGCACTGAATGCCGCGAATGCTGTGCGCACGCGGGCGATCTCCGCATCGATCGTGGCCTCGGGCAGGTTCGCCTCGGTAGTCAGGGCCGTCTCCAGGTGCTCATTGGCGAGCTTGCGCGCGGCCTCGGGCAGCTTGCTCTCCGTCAGTTTGACGGCGATGCGGTTGCGCGACTGGATGCGGTGCGCTTCGGTCAGTGCGGTCTGCGCGGCCTCGGCGGTAACGGTCGCAGAGTTCGCAGCAGCGGCGGCTGCAGCTGCAGCAGCGGGCTCAGCCAGGACGGCATCGGTCACCTCGGTCAGCAGGGCCGGATATTCAGCCTCCGTGACGGTGGCGAACTTCATGGTGAGCTCGGCAGCGCGGCTGGCGTTCTTCTGCCGAAGCGCTTCGAGCAGTTTGCGAAGAGTGTCCTTCATAAAGGCTGCTCCTTCGGTAGCGCCTGGAGCGCCGCCGCTGTTATGGCTACGCCGGTTGGGGGCGATAGCGGTTGAGTTGGGGTTCACGGCGCGCAATTGCGCCGCCGCAACATCGTTGGCCGCGAATGCAGCGGCCGTGAGAAATTCGCCGCCGGCTCCGGCTCGCGCACAGAGATCGACGGAATAAAGCGTGCCGAGCGCTTCGGCGACGAGGCATGGCTTGCCCTCGACGACGCCCGACTTGTAGCCAATCGCGGCAAGCATCGACACGGCGAAAAGATCAAGCTTCTTGTTTTCCCGCGCGTCATCGAGCTTCGAGCGCAGATCCGATTCCGCAGTGAAGAGATTGACGGTCGTATAGGCGCCGTTCGCGTCGTGCGAGCTTCCCTCAAGCCAGCCCGCGATGCGATCGGGATCCGTGGCGCCGGTTGGATCGGGGCCCTGCTGGTTGGGATGCCGGCGGCCGAATGGCTTGCCCGCAACCGCTTCCGCCACCGTGGCGACAAACGCGGGAGGATAGTAATGCGGGATTGCTTTGCCGTTGACGGCGCCGGTTCCCCAGCCCGGCTTGAGCACGCGAATTTTGTATTTGCCTGATTGCGCCTGGGCATCGCCTTCAGCCGCGGCCATGAACTCGCAGGCTTCGGCCACCGGCACATAGGCTTTGGTTACTTCCTGCGCATCGCCAAACGAAATCTCATCGCCCTTGATGGTGTAAGGGACGCGATAGAGCTTCGTATCATGCATGCCGCACGCGATCAGGTAGTCATCGAAAGTCTCTACGACGTAGAGGCGCGGGGTTCCCAGCGCATCAAGCCCAAATGACTCGCGGAGCCCGTCGCTGATCAGCTGCAGTTGCTCGTCGAGCGAGCGATCAGCTTCGGCTGTAAGCAGGAAGCCGCCCCGCGCAGCAACGGCTACGCAGAGCGACGATCCGAGAACAACGATTCCTTGCTTCATCCGTACCTCAGAGTTACTTGCCGCCGAGGGGGAACGCATACTTCCGGCCGTCCGTCGTGACGCAGACCGACGTCGCGACGCCCTTCACCTGACGCACCTCGCGCAGGGCAACTTGCCAATCTTCTAGATCGTCGATGCCTTTGGCGGAAGTGGGCGCGGGAACTGCGAGCAGCGCGTTCGCCGATTTCAGCGCCGCTGAACGCTGCGCGCCCAGATTGTCGGGACTGTCGATGGCGGCCTGCGCGTACGCCTTCAGATATTGGGCCTGCCATGCCTTGGCGGCCTTCGCGGAAAGATGCGCGGGCGCGTCGGGTGCGGTGATCTTCGTGTCAGCCATTCGAATTTATCTCCTTGTTGCGGTCATGCGGGTGTGTACGGCCAGATTATTAAATGAGCGCCGCCGTGCTCACAGAAGCCGCGGCAGACGCGGAAGCTGCTGAAGTTGCGTTCATCCATATACAGACTCGACGGAGATTCCGTGGTGCGCGAGCAGTTGCCGCTCCTGGTCTGTGGGCTTTAAATCGTCATCGCCGATATGCGGCACAAGCAAGCAATGACAGTTGATGGTGTTCTCTGCGGATCCCGATGGATCGCGCGGATATTGCAGTTCCTCGCCCTCGACGAGGAATGGTTCGCCTGGCTTGCGGATCTGTCCATCCGCCAGGAGGTGCGAAATACGCGGTACGCGGGCGACGGGAATGTGCCTCCATAACTTGCTCAGGCCCGGATGATGCGGCGCCAGCGCCTTGATGCGCGACATCGATGCCAGCGAATGCACACGCATGATCTCGTTGGTTGCGATGGTCATTGCCCGCTCGCCCACCTGGCTGAACAGGCCGGAGAACTTCCCGTCCTCGAGCGTTGAGCCGATCTGCTCGACGAGCTGCTCAAGGTTAGCGCCGCCGAGATAGGCACGCTGAATCGCCGCATTGATTTTGGAACTGGCATCCCGCGTCAGGCCGGTGATCAGGTCTGCGGTATAGCCCTGCACTACCTGAAGCGCCGCGGTGTCAATCACTGGCTGCACCATCAGGCCGCCCGTGCCGGCGGCCACGGTTGCATCCACAGATTGAGCGGCTTTCTGATAAGCCTGGCGTTCGAGGTCACTCACCTGGCTGCTGGCCTGCCTGGCAAACTGTTCCATCACGCGATCGATCTGCGCCTTCAACGCCTGCAGCCGCGCGGCGTTATAGCTTCCCGGCTTGCTCCGCGCAAGATCTGCGAGGATCTCACGGTTGGCTTCATCCAGCAGCTTGACGATGCGGATCCGCGCCTCGGGCGTGAGCGCCTCGGCCTGGCGCGTCAACGCGTCGAGCTGCTGGGCATAAGCCTGTGCGCGGGAGTCAGCCATCAATTCACCCGCGCTCGAACTTCGGCTTCATCGAGCAGATCGTTATCGGGGCCGTTCCCCGCTTCGTCGGCGGCGTTCGGATTCAGCTTCTTGAGCGCGGCGCTCAGTTGGGATTGAGGGGCGAACAGATCCTGCTGTTTCGCGGCGCGGTCATCCTTCTCCGTTTGCGCAGCTGCGTATTCTTCCTGTGAATCCTCAATGTCGACGCCGATCTCAGCCAGCACCGTGTGGAAGGCCCGCGCCGCCGTCAGTCCGGTGACCCAGCCTTCCTGCGTTCCCACCTGCATCGCCGTCGCCACGCCGGCCAGCACCAGGGACCCCTTCTGCAGATCCTGCGTCGCGATCTCAGGGAACTCGATGGTGTAGGAAGCGTCTACGCCAATAGACAGAACGCCGGCATCCTGCGCCGACTCGATTACGAAATCAAGGATCTTGCCCAGGCAGCGCGCCAGGTGATTCTGTCTGTCCTGAATCTTCCGGTGGACCGGAGCGTTCATCTCAATGGCCGTCGAGCGGTTGGCGTCGACGCCGTCACCGAAGAAGGTCGCAGGCAGTCCCGCACCGCCCAGGCCGTAGAGCTTCACCATCGACGCGCCGGCGGCCATGTCCTGACCATGGAACTCCGGAGTCTGCGCCTCGATCTTGACGCGTTCGTTTGAGAAGACGGCGCCCCCCTGCCGCGGAGGATCCTTGGTGAACTCGTCTTTGTATTCCTGGACCTTCTTGTCGTCGGCGCCCTCCAGGATGTAATGCCACACGAATGAATTCAGGAAACGCACCTTGTCGCCGAAGTCGAAGATCATCTGGTCGAAGAGATCGATCCAGTCGGCCAGGCTGAAGAGTTCGGAAAAACCGCGGCTCGCCGATTTCGCTTTGTTCAACGCGAAATAAAAGCATTCGCCCGCGAGCCGGCCATAGTTCTCCTGTTTCGGATCCTCAATGCGCTGGACCAGCAGCATGGGCTTCTGCAACACTTCGCCCACTTCGCGCCGCAACCGCACCGCATACGGTACATTGATCGACGCCGTCCCATCGGCCGTCGCCATCTGCGCGAACTGCACTGTGTCGATGTTCATGGGATCGATATAGCCCACGCGCACCAGGCCGCTCACCGGATTGCGCGCCACCGGGAGGCAAATCTCGCCGAACGTGGTGAGCTCGTCGCACCAGGCCGGGAGATTCTCGTCGAGGTTATTGACCTCGTCCTTCCAGAAAGCGTCGAGCACATCCTGAACCTTCGGATCCTTGGCCGTGACGCGCACGCCTTTGCCCACCGTGTAGCTGGTGATGATCTCGACGATCCGCTTGCCGAAGGGCGTCGTCACGCGCAGGAAGTAGCACACCTGCAGCATGCGGTCATGCATCAGTGGGTTGAGGTCGCGGAGCGTCGCCAGTGAGGTAATGCGCCGGAATCCAGGATCCTCGCCGTCGCCGGTGGTCAGCGTGAAGAGCTGCGGCGCCACGGCCTCGGCCGTGACCTTCGCGGCCGCGTCCGCCTCGGCGCGTGCTTCATCCCAACGCACCGCGTCGCTGAGGTTCAGCAGCGTGAGGCTATTGCGCTCCGAAAGTCCGCGGCGCGTGAACAGCGATTTGACTCTCCCTGGAATCAAGCCCATCTCGATCTCCTGTCGCGGCGCACGAAGTCACCGCCTCCCCGGCTCACGCCGGCCAATATCTCACCGCGGCCCGCGTCCGGCTCGCGGCCGCCCACCTGGGCATTGCTCGATCCCATCGACGCTTCGAGGCCGTTATCACAAGCGAACTCAGCCAGAGATGCGGCCCAGAACCTGTCAGCGTGCGCGTAGATCTTCCGCTTCGCGCCGCCCGCGACTGCCGATTCAAGCTCAATACGCGGAGCATCAAACCTGACGCCGGTCGAAGTCGCCTCGCGCTTGACCGATTGCAGCTCGATGCGGATCTGCGGATCGTACGGCAGCCGAAAGTGCGCGTTCTCCAAGATCCTCTTGAAGCGCACGGCCAGGTCCACCTTCATGCGCACGCCGTTGTCGTTGGTTCCCCCGAAGCTCACGCCCATCACCCGGCCGCCGTTGGTTTGGTTCAGCAGGTCATAGAGCGCGATGCCCATGCCGGTCGAATCGATCGCGGTCCTGGTGGTCATGCGCACCCATGGATCGAGCGCGTCGTATTGTTTCGGGAATGGGAAAGCATGGAGCGGCAGCACCAGCCGCGTCATGCGGATGTCGCCCAGCCGCTCGACCATCCAAAGAACGGTTTGATCGTGATCGCGCGCCACGTCGATGCCGGAATAAAGAGCGCCGCGCGCGGCATAGCCGGCAGGCCAGTCAACCGTCGCCCCCGAGTCCTCGCACTGCTGGATCAACTCGATCGGCAGCCACGCGCCGGTGGCCTTGAGGAATACACAGAGAAATTCCTGCGACCAGGTATCGTTATCCTTGATGCCCTCGCGCATCTCCTCGATGTTGATGGGGCAGCCGTCGGCCACGGCCATGTTCACGTCGATCCAGTGCCCGCTCCACGGGCCTTTGCGCGTCGGGTTGGGTGACGGCGCGAAGCCATCGGAAAGCCCGAGGTCTTTAGCCAAGTCGAAGAATTTGCCCTGTTCCCCATTCGGCGTAGACAGGACATCCAGGCGGTTGCCCAACGCGACCTGGCGGAAGATCGCTGCCCAGATCGCGTAACTGTCCATCTGGTGTGCATACTCGTCAAGCACCGCGTCTCCCGGATATCCGCGGGCGGTGCGAGGATTCGCGGCCAGCGCCATGATGCGCGAGCCATTCGCGAACTGGATCCGCTGTACCAGGAAGTCCGTCGCGCTGATGTCATCCTTCCAGGCTTCGTCGTAGACCTGGGCTACGGCGCCGATCGCCTGGATGTTTTTCTTGCAGACGTCGACAAACTCCGTCGACTGGGCCTGAGAAGGCGAAAGCACTGTCGTTGTCGAGCCGCCGTTTTCCAGCCGGCGGAAGATGTGATCCACGCCCGTCGCGTAGGAATAGCCGATTCGGGCGGATTTCACCGACAGCTTGAAGCGCGACCTATCGTCGATCCAGCGCTGCTGATATGGCCGCAGCTGGATGACCGGAGGCAGCTTGAAGTCGTGGGGGATGACCTCAATGCGCGTCGGCGGCGACGGGAGCGGGTCCGATCCCGAAGACGCGCTCGCGGATGCGATTGATGTCGTCTGCGGTAAGGGCTTCGCCTCGCGTGATTTTCTTTTCAGCGTCATCCATCTCCTTGGTGAACTGTTTATGTCTCAGCTCGGCGTCCTTCTCAAGTTGCGTTACCCGGCGCTCATCCACTGCGACCCGCTTGGCCTGCAGCTCCACCCGCTGCATGCGGGTCATGGCCAGGGTCAAATCCTTCAGGCCCTTTGCGAAGGCCGCCTTGTCACCCTTGCCCGCGGACTGGATCAGCGTGAAGACCTGGTCCCGCAGTGCGTTCACCACGGCGGAATTCGCGTCGAAGAGATTATTCCCGGCGAAGGACGCGGCGAATGCGCGCGCCTGGGCACTCTCGCGAAGCACTTGTTTGCGCGCCTGAGCAACGCGGATATCGAACCAGCGCAGAAGGCTCGTCTTCGCCAGGCGCATCTCGGGGAACTGCTCCAGCACCTTCAGCTCAAGCTTCTCCCAATCGACGAAGCCGCCGCCCTCCGACTCCCATTTCCCGCTATAAGGCAGCGCGGATTGCTCGGCGATCTCCGTCCAGGTGCGGCCGCGGTCATAGAGCTGCTCGATCGCATTCCTCGCGGTTTGCGGCAGCAGATCGATCTTGAGCGGCTGATGCGTCTTGCGCTCTTCGCCGGTTCTCGGTCTTGGCTTAGTCATCGCGCCTCAGCTGAACATCACTTCGTCGTTGTCTTTGCGGCGCGATACCATGACGAGCCCTGGCGATGTGAGCATGATCTCGTCGGCGGTGTACCGCTCAAGCTCGTCGCTGAACGCTTGTTTGAACGTGACGTAACCGAGCACCTGCAGATCCTGCAGCATGGTCATCACCTGACGCTGGCTCATATTCGAGCCGACATCCTGCATCATGGCCTGCATCATCAGGTCGTCCATCCGGTCGAGCTGCCTCTCGTGCCCTTGCCGAATGAACTTCAGCATGTTGCCGCGGCGCCGCTTTATCTGCCGTAGTTCCTGTTCAGTGATCATCACGTCCTCGGGTCACCAGCACTTTGACCAGGCTGCTCAAGTCCTGCAGCACTTCGTCCTGTTTGTCGAACCGCGAATAAATGCCGGGGAACTCCTGCGCATTGAAGATGGCCAGGCGCCTTATCTCCTCCGCCTGCCTGCCGCCCTGGTCTGCCAGCCTTGTCAATGCGTCGGCGGTCTTGGTGCTGGCCTGCGTCTGAAGCTGGAAATTCGACACGATCGCGCCGAAGGCCGTGCGCACGGTGTCCTGCAGCCCAACCAGGAAAGGCGCGACCAGGACCAGCCCAACCATGGCGAGGACCGGCCAGGGCCCCCATTCTCCGAGCAGCTTGAATCCCTGGACGGGTTGCTTCTGCAGCAGCTCAAACAAACCGAAGATCACCGCGGCCCCTCCGGCCGAGCTGAGAGCCACCTTGAAATGCCGCAGCCAGCCGGCCCGGAAACCCATGGCGACCTCACCCGAAGGGACCGACCCCGAGCTGAGCCCCAAACCGGTCATCTGGACCCCCAAAACCGTCCAAAACTACCCATCCAACCCCTCCAGACCGGCAAAACCCGGTTTCAACCCGGTAAGACCGGACGCCAGAACTAAATTTCCCGGCATTTCTGACCCCGTGGGACGCGTCCCGCGAACCGCCAGCGGGGAAACCATCCTCCCCGGCCCGTCCGATCGCCCCAAATCAAAGTTTTCGGAGGTCACTTTTGCCCCTCCAGGCCCTTCAGACGGTCTTCGCGCCGCCACCACTGCCACCATGATGCTCAACTGTTTCGGGGCGGGCGCTCCGCCGCAGCCCATTGTCACCAATCCACTGGGCAGGTTCACATTGCACAGCCATTGCGGAAACAGTGGACCGTAAACCGGCGTGCTCGATGGCAGTTGATAGCCGTAGGCCGATGCTCCCGCCGCAGTCGGCGTGAAGTTTGCGATCACGGTCGCCATGCAAGCGGTGGTCGTCGCATACCCTGTGCAGTTCGGCGCTCCCGGTTCCACGGGATTCGCAAAGACTGGGTCAGTTCCCGTGATATTGCCTGCTCCCGGCGTAAAACCAGGGCTAGCATAGGTACCTATTCCGTTTCCGTAAGCAGAATAGGCAAATTCCCCAGAGACGCTATTTGTCGAGGTTGACGAGATGTCCACTAAATCGCCGTATCGCGTGATGGAACTCCCGCCGTAGCAATACCGCGAAGGCGCGTACACGAGGTTTGCCGTGGCCGTCGTCGTGACAGTGCTGCTAAGGACAACTTCGCCGCAGACGGTGAAAGTTGACGGCCCTACGCCGTTGTAAGCCACGGTGTTGTGCGTGAAGACAATGGGCGCATGCGAACCGCTGCCACCATTGTTCATGTCTACCTGCAAGCCAGTGGCGTTGTAAATAAGCAGATTATTTTCTGCGACTGCCTGCTGCGCGTAGGGCACAGATGTTGGCGGGCTGGATTCCCGACCGTCGAAAGTATCGAAGATGATTCCTTCGCCATCGCCGCAATTGCTGGTATTGCCCCAAGCAAAGTTCCCACCCATATACATGTGCGTCCCCGGCAGCGTGTCGGAGGCTATCGGAGACTCGAAACTTAATCCGGCGCTGCAAGTGCTGGACGATCCGCCCGCGGCGTAAGCGATGTTGCCCACGTAAGCAAGGTAGTCTACGCCCATAGTGGACGTACCGTTGTTGGTGGCGATCCCATCCGCCATGCAGCCGTTCAGGATATTGTTGGCGAAGATGATATGGTGTATTTCTCCGCCTGAATTTGGATTGATTTCCACGCAGGCGGCAGTCCCACCAGTCACACTCAAGACCCAGCCCGTCACCCCCCAATACCCTTTAGTCAAATCCATATCGTAGGTGGTTGACGTGGTAATGGAGCACGCAAACGGCGTCGCACACGCAAGCCATGCGACGTTGTTCCCAGCAGGACAAGTCACCGGACCGAAAGTCCAAGTGAAGTTGCTGGCAGAATAGGCGCCAGCCGCCGCGGTAATGACATCGCCGCAGTTCAGAGCATGGTTCGGGGAGAGCCAAGGCGCGCCCGTCGTCAGACCGTTATTTGAGTCGCTGCCCAAGGGCGAGAGATGATACTGCGTAGCCCAAGCGGGCGACATCATCGCAAATAGCGACGCAAGGAGAATCGGAATGGCGTGGCGGATTTGCACAGCTGGCCTCAATGAATCTGCGCTTGCACACCGCTTGGGGCTGGGGCCACATTGAGAGTCAATGCATAAACCGTCGTGCCTGTGGCTGGCGTGGAAGCAAGTAAGGTTGTAGCCGTCGCGCCGATGCCGTTGGTGACTACGCTGACCGTGTAAACCCCGTAAGCCAGTGGGTCGCCGTTGCTGTAGTCATAGGTCGCTATCGCGGGCGCCAGCGGGATGACAATGGGAGCCCCGGTCGGCATCGTGATGGTCAGCGTCTGCCCTGATGCGCAGTTGGTCGTCACTGTGGCGCTGCAATTCGGCGTGCCGGCCGGCCAGACTCCAGGCGTCCAGCTCGTGACTACATGGAGTGCCGTCTGTGCCGTGGCTGGAATTGCCAGTATTGCGAGGAGTGCGAAGAGGATGATCCGTTTCATAAGGTGGCTCCTATCGTGGACTTGGTAATGTCGAGGATGCTCGCGATGATGATGGAGATGAGGAGAGGTCACTTTTGCCCCTCCAGGACCTTCAGCCGGTCCGCGCAGGCCACCCAGTCGGTCGCCATGCATTTTTGCGCCGCGCCCAGGGTCATCTTTCCGGCGCAGATCAGCTTCGGCAAAACATCCTCGACCTGGTGATCCTTGATCCGCGCCTCGTCCATCGGCTGCGGCCAGAGGTTCGTCAGGCAATCGGGGCAGCCGCCGATCTCGATCGAGATCAGATGGTCGCCCTCGACGCTCGCATCGCACTTCGCCACGCTGTATTCGGCGCAGGCTTCTCTTTTCAACTTGGCGAAGTTGTGTATCCCTGCGCGGATCGGACCGGTGCGGAAATCGTCGGCGCAGATGTTCCGCTCGATGCCGGCCGACTTATGTGACTTGCCCGTGATATCGGCGACGGCTTCCGGATCGACGACGCCCGGCGTGATCGACGCGTCCGGAAGCGCCATGCCGCCGCTGAGTCCGTACTGCGCCTGAGGCGCGGTCTGCGCGAAGACGCGACGTCCATACCCGCCATCGTCGCCGCAGCTGCGCATCAGAGCACAGACAACACAGAGACCGAAGCCGAGCGAAAAAGAGTTCAGCGCGACCGCGAAGATGGTGAAGCCGTCAGACTTTCTTGGCATTGGCCGCCTCATTTGCCCACCTCGCCTCGCCAGCGTACAAAACCTTCATAAAATCTTCTCGACCTGCGCATCCAATCTTGTGAAACATACGAAAGGCCATCTGCTTGACGGCTCCTTCCGTGGTGCACATCCGGTCGGCGATCTCCCCGTATCCGAGCCCTTTCGCGATGAGATGCCCGAGCCGCGTGTTGCTTGGACTCAAACCGAAGCGCGCCTGCAAGGCGAGCGGTTCAGCCGCCGGGAATTCCAGGATCTTCGTCTCCAGTTGCAGACGGCATCCGCAATGCGGACACGTCAGAGAATTCCCGCTCGGCGTCATCGCTCCTCCATTACGATCGGGCTTGCCCATCTGCCTTTCTTTCCTCGCACGGCTACTTGAAACCAATGCTTACGGCCGTGGCTGGGTTCGGAATGAAAGGGCAGGCGGCAACCGCTGAAGCCGTAATCGGAGCCGATGTTGCAGCAGCCCCGCTTCCGTCCAACCAATTGGCTACAAGGCTGATCCCCCAGGTCCCGCAATATAAAAGGCCGCCTGGGCTCCAGGCGTAGCTCGTGGTCGTTGAAGTAACGGCAGTCGTTCCCGTGACTCCAGCCGGCGGAGTGATTGTCTCCGTATATCCCGAGACACAGTTCGTCGTTACCGTCGCGCTGCAGGGGACGCTCGATATCGGAGCGCTCCAAGTTGCCGTAAGGGTTTTGTAAATGCTCGCTGCTGGAACCGCCTGCGCGTGCACCGCGCCAGCCAGCAGGCTCAACGCCAGCATTGTACAAATTGCACAAAATCTCTTCACTGCGAAACTCCTTAAAATTTCCAAACAAACCCGACCTGTGGCTCAACCATGAGCGTGTTGGAGGACGCGTAGGTCTGGTCTGAGAACGTGCTGGCCTGGATGACATCGGTCAGTCCGCCTACACGAAGAGCAAGATTCTTCTGCAGCCGGAAGTCAATTCCAGAATCGAGCTCGTAGCCATTCTGCCAATCGAAGCCAGACCATCCACCTGGTTGGTGATCTGAGGCATTGCCGCCATAGAGAACCGTGGTCAGGATGCCGCCTCCAAAATAAGGAGAGACCACCTTGCCACGCCGCCACCGGTACTTCAGGATGATCCCTTCTTCATACCGATTGATCGGCCAGATGTCTAAGACCGTCTTGCCATCGACCGAGGACAGCTTCGAGTTCGTCGGCACATACGAGAAGAAGAATTCGATGGCTACGTTCTTATCCTCAAAACAAAAACACTCGTAGCCAATGCCCACGCCGGCTTTGTCAGCGGAGTACTGCCTGATCTTCGAGCCGTTCTTAAACGTGCCGATCGTGGAGCGCGTGAGGTTCCCGGTTCCCAAAAGCACAAGGTCCTGTTCCGCGCGAGCATGAAGAGGCGGGAACAGGCACACGAGTGCGACCGCTAAAAGTAACAGCTTGCTCGCGAGTTGGAAGGTCTGCGCCATTCGTTTCTCCGGGATCCCCGGCGACAGGTCCCCGTCGCCGGGGTGGATCGGAATCAGGGAGCTTGTTAGGCCGCTTTCACTGCCGGCACTACTACCGGAGCGGCCTGAAACACATTGAGGAACTGAACGAGCAGGCTGTTGGCGAGGGTCAAATCGGCGCCAATCGGAACGGAGAGGCCATTTTGCTCAGCGAACTGAACAACCTGCGGAGTCATCGAGCCGAGGACCATTGCAGCTTTTTGTTCGCCGGTTCCATCCTGGACGCCAGCCGCGGCCGCGAGAGACTCAGCTTTGAAAATCTCCTGCGTCCAGTTGTTAATGAGCGGGTTGAGTGCAGCCAGCGCCGGATTGAAGGCGTCGACAACGCCCTCGCCTAACGCTTCACCGGCCGTGATTGCGGCCTGCGCCTTTGGGGTTCCGAGCCACGCAAAAACTGCCTTGAACTTGGTGCCGAAGCTCTTCAGAAATGAAGACCCCTTGGGTGCGGCTGTTACGGGTGTGCTTGTTGTCGCCATGTGATACTCCTTCGCGTTTTTGTTTTTCTCGTTAAGCCGCGACTTCCTGCGCCTGCGCAGGGTCGTTCGGCGGATCAAAATGCCAAAGCATGTATTCGGCCTCGCGGCGCGACTTGAGCCCGGGGATCTCTTTCAAGCCGGAGTGATCCCAGCGCAGCAGCTGCTCGGCCGCCTCGTCGTATTTGCCCGCGTTCAGATCGGTCAGCAGCGTTGATTTTTCAAGCCGCTCCGCGCCGAGATTGAATGTGAAATCGACCAGGGCATCGAATTGGCCTTGATGCAGGGGCACCTTGACCAGGCGCGCCAGGGCCGCTTCCGCATCGTCCAGGTCGCAGCTCAGCATGTGCTGCGCGAGGTCCTGGTCGACGCCGCTCTTAAAACTGTCGGGATGCAGGATGCGGTGGCCGTAGCCGATCGAAGGGAAGCCGGCAATGTCCGTGTACACACGCGGCCGGAAGCCTTCCGACTGCATGACGAGCTTGATTCCCATTGCACTGACTTGCATCGCCGCGCCCCTCACCCGAAGGGAGGTTGGCGCGGCGCCGGCATAGGACTCATCCGGACTGGATGAGATGGATACGCCGGCCCTGATCCACGCCGCTCTGGCTCTCCGCGATCCAATCTTCAGATTTCGCGGTGCCTGTCTCCCCGTTTAGGTGAGGCCAGCTTAGAGCGAGTGCGGCAGACGCAGGGCCGACCACGCGGAGTGCGCGGTCGCTGCGGAAGTTGCGGTTAGGGGAGGGGGTTTTATATAGAGTTGATGAGGTAGATAAAAGCATAGACGACGGCGGCAACAAGCGCAAAGAGGAGCTGCCCGAGGAAGACGCCGAAGGCGATGGTTCCCACCGTCACAGGTTTCGGGATGACCCGCAGTGGCATCGCGGGCTCAGCCGGAGATTGAATATCGAGGCGGGGCTCTGGAGATCCTGCAGCTTTGTATATCGCAAAAACGGTCAACATAAGCGCGGCCACCGCGCCCAATATCATTACCGGGTTCATCGCGTCTCATCTTTCTCGGCGACGGTGCGTCTCCGATTCACTTCACAATTGCGAGACAAAAGCGAAGATTTCGGCGCAGACGGCGAATATCCACATCGCCATAAAGACAGCTGCGACCGTCTTCCAAAAACTCATAGGTCTGAAATCGGGGGCGGGCTGCCCCTTGCGCGTCGCTCTCTCGATCGCGATGATGGTGAAGATCAGGACCGAGACGCCGACAAAGATCACGCGGGGATTCATTGTTCGCTCGCTTTCTAGCGGCCGCGTGGCGCGGGCTTGGGCGGCGCAATCGAATTGCCTACCCATCGCACGCGGCCGACAATGCTTCCATCGCCCCGGTGCCGCCAGAGCTTGATGGTCTGTCCAGGCTGGAATGGTAGCAGAATATAGGTGGTGTCTTCCCTGCTAAGCCAGCGGACCTCAATCCCGGTTGCCGTCAGGACGGCGACCATATCCCCTACCATTCGATCAGGGTCGCGGCGGCTCACATCAACGATGGCGATTAAATCAACTGTTGTGTCTCCTTCGATTCGAACCGCTTCGAACTTTCCGCCTTCAGGGAATAATTCGGGAGCAAACAACAGATTCTGCTCGATATCCGCAAGCGCATGCTGGCCCAAGGTTCCTACCTTCTTTGGATCTTTGATGAGGGGAATTGTACGGGACGTATGGGGAATTTCATAGGCACCGGAAGTTGTATGAATGATCGCGTCGAGGCCCGCTTGCTCCGCGGCGCGCTCCCGCCACCATGCACGCTCAGAGTCGGGAGCTAACTCGGATAATTGAAGGAGAGCCTTGCTCGACGGCTTATCGGTCCCCCCTTCCCAACGCGCGATAGCTGACTGGTGCCGAAGCCCAAGCAGTTGAGCTAGAGATGCTTGAGTAAGCTTTCGCGATTTTCTTAAGCCAGAGACGGCTCGGGCCAGGGGCGTTCGTGTGTCTTCTGTAATCTGCTTGCGCATTTTTGTCTTGACAGTTTTATCTGGTAGCAGATATTGTGTCGTTACCTGTTCAAAGCAAACTCCGTTCGCCTCAGAGGATACATGAACGTCGGGACCTTCAGAAGTAAATTGACCCGCAATATTCAGAGCCGGGTGGCTCACACTCTCGGACTTAGCCGATCCCATATCAGCCTCGTAGCCAACGGACACCGCACTTCGGCGAAAGTCGAGCGGGCACTTGCGAAGGAATACGCCCGCGTTGAGCGCGAAGTCGCCCGGTTCGAGCGGTCTTCGGAGCGCGCTGCATGAGCCGCCCATCGCGCAAAGATGACTCGGCCTTCATCCAGAGGCTGCTTCGCGGCGAGATCAAACGGTGCGGTAAGGGGAGCGATCAAGTCGCAGCCGAGATGCAGGATTTGCTCGGTACCCCAATCACGCAACGTATGCTCGGGTCCTTCACGGCTCAATCGAAGGAACTGCATCGCTGGCCAGCACAGTTCGACATCGCCTTCTGCGAAGTCGTCGGCAGCTACAAACTCCTGACTGAAAGAGTGAAGCGCGCGGGCTTTTTAATGGTCGGCCCGAAAGAAGCGCGCTTGATTCGAATCGGTAAAGCCTATGAGCAAAAGATTCGGGCCGAGCAAACGCTGCAGGGGATCGACCTATGACGCCAGCCCCGCAGCTCTCGCTTATCCCCACGGCCGGTCTGTGGGTCATCCTCACGCCGGAAGAGGTTATGGAGCGCACAGGCTGGTCGCGCGCAACCTTCTTCCGCCGCCGCGCTGAGCTGATCTCGCGGGCAACGGCGTCGGGCTCGGTCGAATACCTCGAATCGGCTCTCCCCGCGAAGCCCGCTCCGCACCAATTAGCGCTCGTCGCTCCGGCCCAGACGCTCCCGCTCTTCGCCAGCCTTCCTCCCTCATTGGAGCGCATCGTGCTTCCGGACCCAGCCGATCAGGCGCAGGCAGAGAAACGCCTCGCCGCCCTCGAACCTCTTCTGAACTTCCCCGACAATCCATCGCGCTATGTATCGCTCCAGGTCAACGGCAAGCCGGTCACCAGCCTCGAACGCATGATCGAGTACACTGCCGCCGCGCATGGCCAGTCCCCGCGCACTATCAAGCGCTGGCTGGCGCAGTACCGCAGCGGGGGCTTTGCCGCACTCGCCGATCGCATCCGCGCCGACAAGGGCCAGAGCCGTTGGTTCAATTGCCACCGCGAGGCGCAGATCTTCGCCGCCTACCTCTACCTGGTCGAGCGCATGTCGGTCACCTTCGTCTGCGAGCAGATCGAATATGAGACGGCGATGCTTGGCCTGGACAAGGCGGATCTGCCGAGCCGCGAAACCGTCCGCGTCTTTCTCTCGCAGTCGATCTCGCCGGCCATGAGAACGCTGGCCCGTGATGGCCAGCGCGTCTATCGCGAGCGCATGGCGCCCTACGTCAAGCGGGGCTACGTCGACGTTTTTGCCAACCAGGTCTGGGTCGGCGATCACGCGATTCACGACGTCGAGATTCAGAACGATCTTGATTTTGAGGGAGTTCCTTTCGGCACGCCCGGCCGCCTGCGCATGTCGGCCTTCGTCGATTACCGCAGCCGCAAGGCCTGGGCGACGTGGGCCTGGGAAGGCAGCTCGCGCTCGATCGCCGCCACCATGTTGCGCGCCATGCTCGAAGTCGGACCGCCCGAAGGCATTTACGTCGACAACGGCAAGGATTACAAGAAAGTCGCCAAGGGCGCGGTGCACGGCTCGGAAGTCATCGACGACGCGAAGGCCCCCGAGGCCTGGTACGAAAACGAGTACCAGCGCATCGAGCGCACCGGCCTTCTCGCCCGGCTTGGCATCGCCGTCACGCATTGCCTCCCGCGCCACCCGCAGTCCAAGCACGTCGAGCGGTTCTTCCGCACCATGCACATGCGCTTCGATGCGGTGCACTCGACCTACACATCGGGCTCGCCGTTCACGCGTCCCGAGGCGACCGAACTCGCCATGATGCGCCACCGCCGGCTGCTCAAGGCCGGCCGTGTCGAAGAGTCAAATCACCCGCTAGCCAGCCGCTTCATCCTGGGCTGCCTCTCGTGGATCCGCGAATACAACGCGACGCCGCAGACCGGCGAAGGCATGGACGGCCGCAGCCCCGATGAGATCTTCGCAACGGACCCGAATCCCAATCAGAAGCCCGTGCCCAATCCGGAAACGCTGGCGCTCTTGCTGGCCGAGTTTGCGCGCCGTGGCGTGCGCGAGTGCGCGGTGCAATTGAACAAGCACCGCTACACGCCGCGCCCTGAAGACCGCCTGGCTTGGGCCGCGATGCACGAGGCCAACGATGGCGAAGTGCTCGTCGGCTACAACCCCGACGATCCGGAGTTTGCCGTCGCGCTCACACTCGACGGCCGCTTCCTGGCCTGGCTTGAGGCTGAGCCGCTGATCCGCTTCGCGCCTAACGATCCCAAGACGCAGGCGCAGATTGCGCAGTCGATGGCCACGCGCCGCGGCCTGGAGAAAGCCGCGAAGACCACGCTGCGCACCATTGAGGGCGCGGCGCGCAGCATGGGCGCCAAGTCGGCCGAGGAGATGCTCTACGGCCGCCTGCAGCTCCCCACCAATACCAGCGCCGTCATCACCCAGCGCAAACGTCTGCGCCCCAACAAAGAAGCCGTGGCGCCATCGACCGCGGCCGACATCGCCAATAACTTTCTGGAGGGATTGAAGTGACCTGGGCAGCCCGTGAAGATCGCGGCATCCTTGCCGCACAAGCCGACACCAACGCCGCTCTCGCCAAGCGCATCGACGATTACCTCGCGCGCACAGCCCTCACCGCGCCTGAGTTCGCGCGGCGCATCGGCTACAGCGAAGTCACGCTGCGCTTCTTTATGCACGGCCAGTATCAGAACGTCTCCCGCTCGGCTCATTCATTAGTCAAGGCCGCCACGGAGTTCATGGACCTGCATCCGGTGGGCTCGGCCTCGCGCATCTCGGGCGAGCTTTACGAGACGGCCAACGTCCGCGCCATCCAGGAGACCTTCGAGAAGCTGCTGCCGCGGCCCGTCGCCCACATGATCTATGCGCCGCCCGGAAGCCAGAAGTCCTTCGTGCTCGAACACCAGGTGGCGCGCCTCAATGAAGAGGAGCTGGCCAAGCCGCTCGGCCGCCGCGCTTTCTACGTCTACGCCCGTCAGGGCATTCGCCCGCGCGATCTCATCCGCCGCGTGGCCGTGGCCTGTGGATGCCGCACCTCCAACGATCTCGATCCCATGCTCGCGAACATCCGCTTCGATTTTCAGCATCACCGCGTGGTGCTGGTCGTCGACGAAGCGCAGCATCTCTCTCTCGAATGTCTTGAGACCTTGCGCGAGCTGCTCGACCAGCCGCCTTACTTCTCTCTGCTTCTGGCCGGATCGCATGATCTGAAAACGAAGTTCGATCAGTTTTCCGCGACGTTGGAGCAGTGGAATAGCCGCCTCATCGCCAAGGTCCGGTTGCCTGGACTGGAGCGCGCCGAGGCCGTCGGCATCATCGAGCGCGAGATCGGCGAGCTGCTCAACACGCGCCGCTCGCAGACTGAAGCTCGCAAGCTCATCGACACCCTCATCACCGGCGCAACCGTCCGCGACGCCTTCGAAGGCAACCGCACTTACATCAACGTCCGCACACTCACCAACGCCCTCGACCGAATCAAGTCCGCCCGGATCGAGGCCACAACCGCCGAAGTCCTCCAGGAGGAACAATGACCCCGAATCAGGTACCGCCGTCGCTTCGCCAATATATCGATCAGCCCCGCGCCACCAACTTCAGCAAAGCCGACGTGGAGCGCTGGAACCGCTCGCGCGGCCGCGTCACCACCACCGTGCGCGGATCGCACGTCGACATCTACGTCAAGCTGTATCGCTGGGCCGGCTACCTGTGGCCACTCCTGCTCGTCGCCGCGGCCCTGTTGAGCGCCGTCACTCTCTACAAAATCATCGCGCCCCTTGCTTCCGGCCGCGTCGAGCAGATCATCCTCCACGGAGGACGCTGATGGCGATCTCACTGCGCCGCGAATTCGAGAACTGGCTCAAGACCATCTATCCAGATCTTCCACAGGAAGAGTCGGATCAATGGCGGCAACTGCGCGACGCGTTCTTCTCGGGCTGCCTCGTGGCCTATACGAGCGACGCTGTTTTTACTTCAGAGCTGAAGCTATTCGGCGCCGAACTCCACGCAAGCTGCGATGCGAAAGGCGGCGACCAATGATCGCCCCCCAGGTCAAGTGCGACGTTTGCGGCGCAGAGAAGCGCGAGACCAATCACTGGCTCGTCGCTGTCACCTACGCAGAGCTCGCCGGCATCGCGTTCATTCCCGCCGATATTGCCGAGGGAACCCGCGGCACGAACGACGGCAAATACGAAGACATCTGCGGCCATGCCTGCGCGCACAAGCGCTTCTCGCAATGGCTCGAAACTCTCATCCAACCCACCCGGCTCACGCTGCTCACCCCGAAAGGCACATCTGATGACCGACAAGAAGTTCTACAGTCCTGACGAGATCGACGATCTCTGCATTGAGTTCGATAACTGCCGGCTCAAGCTTGAGACCGCGCAGCAGGCCCATTCCGCAGCCAAGGGCATTCTGCTCGCGGCCGTCCAGGCGCAGGGCCACATCGCCCCGCGCGCCGAGAAGACCACGCGCCTCGAAGGCATGATGTACATCGCCGACTCCACCGTCGGCTCGACCATCGAGATCAACGAATCGGCCGTGGGCGAACTGAACGCCGAGCTTTCCCGCCTCAAGAAGCCGGGCCTGTTCCGCCTGCTCTTCAAGCGCACCACCAAGCACCAGCTCCTCAAGGATGCCGGCGACAGGCTGCGGCTCAAGATCGGCGGCCTAGCTGAAGAAGTCCAGACCCGCCTGTTCGCGATCTTCGCCCGCTGCTTCGATGTCAACTCCAAGGCTCCCACACTCAGCGTCGACCTGGCTTCCACTCTGCGCGAGAAGGAAGCGTTCGCGGCAGCCAAAGCCACCAAGAAGGCCAAGAAGGGCGGCGCGCAGAAATGACCGACTATCAGAAGAAAATCCGCCCCGACATGGCGATCCTCGATGCGCTCACGCACTGCACGCTCCCCGTCAACATCACCGTATTGCATGAGCTGGTCTGCCCGCGCGAGCAATGGGTGAGCCTCGAAGCGCTCGGTTTCCTGCTTCTGAGCCTCGAAGCCGAGGGCTTACTAACGCGCATGATTGACGCGAACGATCCGCCCGTCTATCACGACACCTGCAAGGGCCGCGCGCATCTCTGCGCCTTCGACGCCCAAGCTGTCTTCGGCGAGCGCGTGGATAACAAGCATGCCGCGGCCGCCGCGCCCAGGCCCGAACCTATCCAGGTCTCCGTCTGCAACGCGGAAGAGCGGAAGCTCCCCTCGACCGCGCTGATCTGCCTCGACGAGGACGAGCTCGACGATTGGTGGGCCTCGCTCGATGTCGAATGCAAGGCCGATGCCTTCGCGCAGTTCGCGCTGCACATGCACGAGGGCCACGATTCGCACGTCTATGTCGAGCCGAGCCACTTGAGCGTTCCGGTCACCCGCACCCTCGGCGCGCTGCCCACAACCTGCTGCTATTGCGGCCTGCCAGGGCGCGACTGTCTGGTGGAGCGCAAGCGCAGCGTCGGCACAGTTCTCATCCTGCGCCGGTATACCTGCGCGTCCCACGTCTGCAACATGCGCTTCGAAGCTGAGGCGGATGCCACGGAGCGCGAAATGCGCGCAGCCGAACCGGCGGTGCAGCAATGACCAACAAGCAGATCATCAAGACCGCCGATCCGAGCGCCAGGTTGGATTACTACGAGTTCAAGCGCGGGCTGGGACAACCGTGCTGGTTTATCCGTAGCGGGTTTCAAGGTCCCGCGCGGAGCGCGATCTGCGCCTCGCCAAAGCTCGCATGGAAGGACGCGGCTGATCGATTCCGCAAACAGTTCCCGAAGCTTTTCCGGAGGGCCGCATGAGCCCGAAGCCAGCCGACGCGTATGGGTTCTACGACAGGGCGGTGCAGGCGCTGAATGAACTCTGCGCACTGATGGCGGAGTTTCAGTGCGCCATCGCGCAGGAGGATCCCGCGCTGCAGATGCCGCCGCATGCAGTCAAGGAGGCCAAGCGCGCCCTGGGCCACTTCCAGGAGAACTTTTCCTGCATGGTTCGCGAGCAGAAGCGAAAGGCAGGCAGGTAATGAAGGTCTCCGACATCCAGATCGACGATCTCCTGCGCAAGTATCGCCTGCAGCTCACCGACAAGCGGTTCCGCCGTTATGGCATCGAGCAGGCCCAAGAGACGATCGCCGCGCTTCTCGAATTGAAGGAACTCCGCGAAGCCGCGGTGATTCCTCTGAAAGGCACGGTGCGCTGATGCCTTGCACTCATTTCACCATTCCCACAAAGAACGGCCCGGTCACCGGCTTCGCTTGCACGCGGGGCCGATGGCAGCTTTGCAGGTTCTGCCGCATCCAGCTGAGCACGAAGCTCTGCGACTTTGTCACCGGGCCGAAAGGCAAAACCTGCGACGCGCCGATCTGCGACAAATGCGCAACCTCAATCGGCCCGGATCTGGACTATTGCCCCAAGCACAAGCACGAAGCCAAGCCGCCACAACAGAACCTCTTCGAGGAGACGCGCTGATGTTGTATCCGGGTTTTCCAGGACCGCAGGAGCAATGGCGCGCTGAATTGGAAGGCGTGAACAAGCTGGGTCTGTTGTCCTTCATCGACGGCCTCATATTCCACCTGGATTGGATCACGGGAGGGATGCGGCGCGAATCGCTACTCAAAACCGTGCGGGATTCGAAGAAAGACGGGGAGTGGGATGCGGCCCACGCGAGCTTCATTCGCATGCAGCAGAACCCTTCGAAGTTCTTTGATGAGAAAGATCGTCGCAGATCCGCGGCCAAGCGCGCGGCGCGGCGAAGGAAGAAGGCAAGCAAGTGAAGCCCCTCCCCGAAGAGACGCAGCCGGCGCATCGCGTGTACGCGATCACCTGGGACAGCGAGCCCGAGGCGCGCCGGCGGCTGCTCAATTCGGCATTCTGTAATCGCTGCAGAAAGCTCGCGCTGCGCACCAAAGAGGATGCGCATAACTACATCGGGCTGCTGCTTTCCAAGCGCGGCCGCGTGGCCCGCATCGGCGAGAGCACACTGCACCCCTACCCCTGCCCATGGAAGAAGGGCTGGCACGTTGGCCGCGACGTTCACACCGCGGCGCTATTAAGAAAGGTGAAGCTATGAGCGCACAGCCGTTCCTTTTTCCCGAAACGCCGGAGATCTTCGTCGCCCGGCTCGACAGCGAGATCCTCGCACTGCTGATGGGCCAAGCCGGCGGCCCGCTCTCGCTCGAGCTTGAAGACAACGAAAAGGCGGTGCTGCGCACCATTCGCTTCTGTCGCGGCATCGCCAACGCGATCAACATCCGCGATATTCAAGCGCGCACACATCTGGGCGCGCGCTCGATCAAGGAAGCCGTCCGGACCTTACGGATGTCTTTCAGGCTTCCCATCGGCAGCAGCAAGTCGGGCACCGACGGCGGCTACTACCTCATTCTCACGGACAGCGATCGTGCCGTGTGGGTCAAGACCGTCATCGACCAGGTGCGCGCGGAGCTGGCCGTGGTGCGCGCCGCCGCCGGCCGCCAGGCCACGCTCGAACTCGTCGGTCAGCTCCACCTCGAAGCTTCGAAAGATGAACTGGAGGCGAGGCTGTGAATAAAGCAGAAGCCAGAGCCCTATTGCTGCGCGCGCACTACCGCCTGATGGATAACCCGCGGTTCTGGTACGAGCGTCCGTTGATCGACGCAAGCCGGATCCTTTGCGTTGCGGCGAGCGATTTGCGCATAGAGATGGAGGAGCGCCGTGGATAGTCAACGCGAGAACACCATCCTCAACCTGGTCGAGCAGGCGCGCCTGCAGTCTGATGCCTTGATCGTCGTCGGCATCCTGCCCGGCGGCCGCATCTTTCATTCCTGCGATCCGCGTTTACCGTTGCCCGATCTGCACGGAGCGTTGCGCGACAATCTTGATTTCATTTGCGAGAGCGTCGCCCACCACCGCGCCCGCAAAACCAAGGAAAGGAGTAGGTCGTGATGCATCGTGAGAGCGATCCCGCAATCATGCTTGGTACCGTCCTCATCTTCCTGATCTGGGCTCTCGGCGCCGTCGCCGGCTTCTTCGTCCGGGGGTGCCTGCGATGAAACAGGAGCGCTGGACGAAAGAAGCTACGGACCGCCTGCTGCGGCTGATCCGCACCATGGAATGGCGCGAGGCCGCACACATTCTTCGCCGCACGCCCGGATCGGTGCAGGGTCACATCAACTGGCTTCGAGCTCGCGGAGCCGTCTTCCCAAGCCGCGTAAGCTCCGGCGGCGCCAATGAGAAACGCCTCAGTGAGGAGCAGGTGGCATGGCTGCGCGCGCATGTCGCGACCACCAGCCGCGAGCAGATAGCAGCGCATCTCGGGATCTCCTCGACCACGCTGTTTCGCAAGCTGAAGAAGCTCAACCTCAGCCAGATCCGGCACCGTCAACGCCCCTGGAGTGAATCTGAGGATGCGCAGCTCCGCTCTCTGGTGGGCACCTGTTCCGCCGAGGAAATCGCCGCGCGCATCGGGCGCACACGCCACGGCGTCTTGTGGCGCGCCGTGCAGCTCGGCCTGTCGCTGCGGATCCAGCTCAAATGGATGCCGGGCGAGCTCGCCGAACTGCGGCGCCTGATCGGCGAAGGACATACCAGCGCCGAGATCGCGGTGCATCTCGGCAAGGCGGCCCGCAGCGTGCGTCGGAAGGCAAGCACTCTCGGGCTTCGTCTCATGGGCCGCAGCCGCCCACGCGGGGCGCGCAAGCCACCCACGGAGCGGCGGCTGCCTTCTGTGGCCACCGCGGTCGACAGCGCGCCTCGCGAGCGCAAAGGCATCTATCAGCCGCGTCCGCGACGCGTCGTCTACAAGGGCACTCTGGCCTGGTGCGAGAAATGCTGCGCGCCCGTCGTCGATTCGCCCAAAGGCTGGGCCGAACATAATGCGCGCGTGCACGTCGCGCCGCGGAGAGTGGCATGAGCGAAGTTCCGATCGGCAAGAAGTGCACGGACTGCGGCTGCTGCCTCGCCACCGTCAAGGCCGGCGACGACTGGCTCTGCTGGGAATGCGATGCGGGAGAAACCTGCAAAGCCAAGCGCCAGGCCGCGACGCCGAGGCCTGGGCCGCGACCTTTCAAAACGTCGGCTGCTCAAATCATCCAGCCGCCCACCCCTATTAAACCGAAGGAGAATCCAGTGACCGTTATAAGCTCAAGAACCTCAAACGCTCGCATCTCTGATGAAATCCGCAACGCGATCATCGCGGCAGACCCATCTGTTTCACATTCAGAGCTTGCCCGCTCTCACGGCGTCAGCGATGTCTCCGTCTACCACATCCGCAAGCAGGCCGGCATCAAGCTCGTGAAGGGAACCCACGCGGCGAAGCCGAAGAAGCGCGCGATCACTCCGAAATTAAAAAGCACCCTCGTGAAGCAAACGCAGATCGTCAAAGTGCCACAGCCCACGCCGAGTGTTGCAAAGATATCCATCTCGATCGATATCGACGAGGAGGTCGCGGCAGGACTCTGGGAAAGGTTCTCGTTGGAAGACAAGGCGGTCGCGATCCGCTCCGTGCTGATGTCTCAACTGGAACACGCGTAAGGCGGGGGGACCATGGCTCTCTATAACTTCCAAAAGCGATTCGCAGCGAAGATCCTCAGCGGTGAGAAGCGGCACACGATCCGCTCCACGCGCAAGCGGATAACGCAATCGGGCGAACTCCTCCACCTCTACACCGGCCTGCGCCAGAAGGGCGCGCAGTTACTGATGCGCGCGCGATGCACCAGAGTTCAGACCATCGAGATCATACCGGGCCTTGTTCCGGCATGCACGCAACTGTGGATCGACGGAACACAGTGCTCCGCCGATGAATTTGAACAGTTGGCGCGGTGCGATGGTTTCATGTCGCGCTTCGATATGCTTCAGTTTTGGGAAGGCCGGCTTCCTTTCGTAGGCCAAATCATTTACTGGAAGTTTCCACCTGAATCGCAGAGTACTCGGGAGATGGGATCGTGCGCCAATGTCAGCGCCCTGGCTGCAGCAAATCAGTCGAGGGTGCCAATCGCTTCTGCTCAAAAGATTGTCGACGCTATGACTACAACGAGGAACGGCGCGCGCTCCGCGACGCGATCCGCGCCGGCAAACGGAAATGCCCAACTTGTGGGTTGATGCACAAACCGGAGGGAGATCATGACCCAGTCGATCACATCGGGGCAAATGCGGCGCCTGCAGACGCTGTACGGCCAGTTCGCCGCGCACGCAATCGAGGGCAACGACCGCGAGGCGCGCCTGGCCTGGGCGAGTGAGCAAACGGGGCGCGCTGTTGCCAGCTTCGGGGATCTGACGGGCGAAGAAGCGCATCGGCTCATCGACGGCCTGCAGGGCCAGATGCAGATGAAGTTCCCTGCGCAGGCTGTTCGCAAAGGCGCGAAACACCACCGCCTCGATCGCGACGCCGCACATCGCGCCGGTACCGAAGGCCGCCGTGGCAACGAGAGCAAGGAGATGACGATGGCCGGCGCGGCCGAGTTTGCGCGGATCCAATACGTGCTCGATCTGATCGGCTGGAACCAGGCCCAGCTCGATGCATGGCTGAGCAGCGCGCGTTCACCGCTCGGCCGCCGCGCCCATCCCTCGATCCGCACGTTGGGCGATGCCAACCGCGTGTGGTGGGCGTTGAAGCGCATGGCGAAAACTCGCGGACTCTGGAAGGAGAAAGTCGCGTGACACCAGAGCAAGATCAGGTTCTGCAAAGGCTGATGCGCGCGCTCTACGACGCGATCTGCGCCAGCCCTGAATTCGACGCCGCACTCGATGACATGCCGGCGGTCGGTCTGAAGCCGCGTATCGGGATTCACATTCAAGTGAAGGTGGATAACGGCGAGCAGCAGCCCACGCCCAACAAGACCGACGCCGACTTCCTGCGCTCGATCCGCATCCAGCCCGATCTGGAGGCTCGATGACGCCACGGCGCGGCGTTGGCTTTCGCGTTCCAGAGCAGCTCTTGCTGCCGTGGAGCCCGCGCGCCACAATCAGCGCTTCACATGCTGCGCGTCTTCTCGACGTCTCTGTGGACACGATCTGGCGTATGCTCGAAGACGGCACCATTAAAGGTTACAAAGTCCGCCCCAACAAGCCGAAGAGCCCGTGGCGGGTGAACTATGATTCGGTGGTAGCTCACGTCGAGCAACTGCATGAAGTGAACGGCCTAGAAAAGAGGTTCTGACTTATGTCTATCAGTGAGTTGCAGTTACCATCGGAAGATACCGCTGATAAGTTAAAAATCGAGCGCTCTACTGACCCGCGCGACCTATTGAAAAAGTTGATCGATTCCGAACCACCTAGAGAAGAAGGGAAACATCGCTTTTTG